TACACTGCCAATAAATCCATAGTTCAGATGAATATGGAGAGTTTGGTTTTCCAACAGGGGGAAGGCTTTCCGGAGCTAACCCGCAGTTCATTTGGGAGTGTTATTTCACATTACTCGGGGGCTAAGCGCAAAGAATATGAGCGTGGTGCTGCTAGTTTGCTTGTTGACCCTTTGAATCTAGACTTAGATGCAAGGATCAGAATGTTTTTGAAGGATGACAAGTATCATCAATGGGATTTCAAGGCGCCTAGGTGCATCCAGTTTAGAAATAAGCGGTATGGCATCTGTTTGGCAAGCTATTTGCAACCCATTGAAGAGTTTGTTTATCAACTAAAGGACATTTCTGGCACACGAGTCTTCGCGAAAGGTAGGAACCTTAGCGAGAGAGCAAACGATCTGAGAGCAAAATGGGAAAACTTTACCGATCCCATAGCCCTATGTTTGGACCACAGCAAATTTGATTGCCATGTAGGAGTGGAGCTGCTCAAGCAGGAGCATGCCTTCTATGAATCCTTTTATCCAGGAGACCGGAAATTAAGGGGTATATTAAGGGCACAGTTGGTCAATAAAGGATCGACGAGAAATGGCACAACATTTAAGACAAAAGGAACACGGATGTCAGGGGACCAGAATACCGGTCTGGGGAACTCGGCGCTCAACTACGGCATGTTATGTGAGTACGTTAAGGGGGTTGAAGCGACCTTCTATATTGATGGAGACGACTCAGTTGTTATTGTTGAGAGAGCCGATGTTCATAAGTTGGACATTAAGTGTTTCGCCCAGTTTGGAATGACAACAAAGCTGGAGATCGCAGAGGAGTTTGAGAGAGTGGATTTTTGCCAGGGTAGGCCAGTCTTTGACGGCGTGAGTTGGCACATGGTTAGAGACCCCTTCAGGGTCCTAGCCAGACTCCCGTGGGTTGTAAAGAGAAATCATCTGCCCATAATCCCGCGATATGTTAAAAGTGTTGGAATGTGTGAGTTGGCACTCAATATGGGTATACCCGTGTTGCAGAGCGTAGCTTGTGCGTTAATCGAGTTTGGAAGTGGAGCCTATATCAAGACCGACCGGCATTACCTGGCCAAATTGTCAAAAATAAAACCTTGGCATGCGCGAGCCGTCCCCATAAGCCAGGTAGCCAGAGAGAGCTTTGAAAGAGCCTGGGGAATTTCAGTCGAAGAACAGCTGGAATTAGAGACAGTCACGCTTGAGAAGCCGATGGTTGATGTTCTGGAACTTTTGTTCTCGAACCTTCCGGCTGGCGTGACATTGTGAATGTAAAGCAACACCATGAAGAGGAAGCAAGTGAAGAAACAACA